TTGCGGTCGTCTCTGAACTCAGTTATTTCACCAGCAATTTGCTTGAGCATGAAATTTTCCAAGACTTGTACATTCTTGGCCAGCTTTTGTTCGTAAACTTTGCGAGCACGTCTGTTGGCTTCTGCCAATTTGACTTTTTGTGCAGCAACTGAACGTTTGTCTTCGGCAAATTCATCTAGTTCTTTGCGGATGACATTGTTCAACATTGTGTCCATGGTTTCCACAAGAACTGCTCTTTCATGCTCAAAACGCACAGCATAGCTTTCTTCCAGCTTGTGCTCTGCTTCCTTGAGCTTTTGGGCAAATGCTTCTTGTAGTGCTGTGCGAGTTTCCTCGCCCAGGACTTCACTCTCAAGAAGTTCTTGTAGGTTCTTTTCCATAGGATTGGGATCTCCTTGTTAAATCTTCAACTCATCAACCCAGCGTAGCAGTGTTTGCTTGAGATACTTCTGAGCAGTAGCATCGTGACGCACACTTTCGGCCAGATCCATGATGTTGTTGCCAAACTTTCTGTGTTGCAGTGCTTCATATACTGGAACAGGATATGCACTGGGGGCACTGGGCTTGGCCACTATGTCCACGGTCAACATTTCAAAATCTGAAACATTGCCTAGGTCGTCCACATTGCCAGATCCACGAGAGCTAACCCCCAATTTGACTCCACTTTCCAGCAACGTTTTTGCGATTTGACCGCAGGGAGTGGGCAGCAGCTTGAGCTTGCCCATGCCGTTGGGGCCATCCATCCACATTTTGACAATATTGTGGCTCACTCTGTCCAAATGAATTTGTAGTTCTTGGGGATGATCCAATTCACCTGGAACTCCATTGTCTGAATTACAGCAATGGTTGATCGTCTCCACAGCCTTGCGGATTTGATCCACGGGATAAACACGCCCGTTGTGATTCTTGATTCCACCCTGGATGAAGATGCCTTCCATGAATAGCTTCTTGGATCCATCTTCCTGACCTTCGGTCAGGAGTTTGAATCCAGCATCATCAAATCTCAGGTGTTCTTGTAAAATTAGAGCCATTTGTTTTCCTTGGCATTACAATATCACAGTTATTTAAAAGTGTTTTGGTTATCTGTATGAGTTAGCTACCAAAACCTGTGATTTTGAACAAAACTGCCAGAAATGGATAATTTCTGGCAGTTTTAATTCAATTGTTAGCGAACCCTTCCGCTGATGGGGCTCTTGGGGTTTCCAGCACCAAAGCCTTCACTACGATCTTTGTTTAGCAGGGCCTTGCTGTTGCCTTCCTTGCTGACAGCGCTCATGCCATCAGTTGCCTTCCTGCGGTTGGCCTTGGCACCCATGCTATCGCTGCTGGGAGCACCTTGCAGGTCATAACCAGTGTGCTTGGCACCCTTGCCTGTGACCACAGGCTTGGCACCCATAGTGTCTTTCTGGCTGGTGGGAACTGGACTCTTGGTGTTGGTTTCTGCACGGGCAAATTTGCCACTGCCTACTTCTCCACCCTTTGCTGCATGCACAACATCTAGGTCAACGTTTTCGCTCAGTCCATCAAAATCGTCACTTTCATCCATGTCGCTTTCCCAGGCTTCTTCAACCTCTGTATCAGCGTCCATTTCGTCGTGATGTTCTTGTTCACCAGATTCTTCGTGCTTGAGGGCTTCAAATTCTGCCTTGAGCTCTTCGATAGCAGCTTCTAGGTCAGAAATTCTTTCTTCATCGCCGTCTGCATGCTCTGAGTCCATGTCCGTGTCATGTTCATCGTCCATGTCCACTTCAATTTCTTCATCTTCGTCATCGGCATCCATGTCATCAACATCGTCAATGTCTGTGACTTCCAGCTCATCGCCTAGATCATCCACAGCATCGTCAGTGTCTTCTTCCGTGTCCATGCCTTCCATGGGAGCATAGTGTTCTTCAGCGTTGATTTCGTCTTGGTTATCTTCAATATCATGAGCCCAGTGATCGCCTTTGTTGCCACCCAACATGTCTTCTTCCATGTCTTCGTGGCTCATCATTTCTTCATGGATAGCGCGAGCTTTTTCCAGGAAAATTTGATGCAACAATTCTTGGGCTTTGTCTTCTTGTTCATTGATGAGGTATTCCATTACCTTCATCAGCTTTGCATTTGCCATGAGTGTCTCCTTTGGTAAAGTGGTCAGACTCAACATATATTTAAGTAGGGTTTGATATCTAGTATGATTTCAGTGAGAAATCTTATAGACCTGGCATGCCTCCTGCTTCTTCTGCAGGGGCTCCATAAATTAATTCCAGTACATCTCTACGTACTAGATTTTCCAACTGTCTAGCTGCTCGCATTTTCTTAAGCTTGTTGAGGTGTGCAAGAGTTATTCTGGGACGACGAGTATCATCCAATTGCAATTGGCTATACTTGTCATCTTCAGGTGTATAATAAGCGGCTTCTACTTCGAAAATCTTCATGGAAATATTTAGTACTTGTTCACACAAGCGTGATGTTTGTTGACTCTAACATCCTCACCCCGTTAGGAAATTCTCATCCATAGACCCCATACTATCAACGTCTTGTTAGTGTCTCCCTGGGCGATGGTCAAACCTTCTCCGCAGGCTGTTCCCATGTTTTTCCAAATTCCAGTCCACGTAGCCACTAAATTTCCCTCACTATTGTAGGTGCCCATGGTATTCAAAGTTCCAGATGAGTCACTCACAGGAATTATTCCAGCCAATCTCAATTGATTTGCTTCCTTGGTTGTACCTGGGTAGGCTGTTTGTATGCCTCCATTATTTTCATCGTAGGCCACAGCCAGCGTATACGATCCCACATCACCTGGATTGGGCACAAAAGGTATAGTGCCCACTGGCAATGGTCCAGTAGAACCACCACCACCGCCACCACCGCCACCGCTAGTTACAAACCTTTCCACAATTGTCTGTGATCTTATTATTCGTCCCCCGCGATTGGCTAGTAAGAAAATACCATTACCCCATGCTCCTGCCGAGATATAAAGATCACCTGCTGCCAAACTACTCCAAAAAGTATCAGGAGGTGTAACGGGCGCCCAATTGAGTCCATCTGGACTGTATCCTATCTTGTTAATGGCACCTGATACAAACAGTCCATTACCATATGATATTGTTTGTACACTATTACCTATATCCAGGGTGTCTTGCAGTTCCCAACTTACTCCATTATTACGACTAACAATTATACAGGATTCACTGGCACTAGGGCTATGGCTGGTACCTGCTATCCATCTGCCATTTCCATACGTCACAGTGTAATGTGCCCTGTTTGTTTTGACCGGGGTAGTTTGCCTGAGAGTCCATGTTTGTCCATCAGGACTGGTGGCAATATGATTCTCAAAAATAGCACCAAATTGAGCAGGTTCGGACACAACGCCACCAACTGCTATAAAGGTCCCATTGCCCCAAGATACCCCATATACAGGCACACCAGCACCCAGAGCGCTTGTAGCCAAAGTATTAAATTGAACAAGATCAGAGCTGAACACAGTGATTCCTGGTTCTGCAGTGGTATTAAGATTGGTCATTCCCACAAACACATACCCAATATCTGGGGCATACGCTGCCCTAAAAAATACCTCAGTGCCGCCAGATCGTTTTTGCGTCCAGTTGAATCCGTCTGGACTGGAGATAATGGACCCACCAGCACCACATGCTATAAATTGATCTTCTGCGAAAATAACACCATACACTGCTGATCCAAGTACCAATGGATTACCACCATTCAAATAATCAGTCAAAGGCACAGCAGTAAACCCAAACCCTGACGTATCTGGATTCATAAATCCCACAGCTATCCTGGCTTGGCCAGCACTTTCTCCCACCACAACAAAGGTTCCTGCACCATATGTTATACCATAAATGGTGCTGAACATTGTTCCTGGCGTGATATCCACCCAAGTTGATGCCAAATATTGTTGAATACTCAATCCTGTTCTGGTCTGCACACTGTCTAAACTCAGAGGAGTAATAGCAGCTTGATTCACTGTACCCAGTTCCATACTCTGGCCATCCTGAGATACTCTTAAAATTTGACCAGGAGATGCATTACCATATGAACGGGATTTCACATCTGCAATGTCATAACCAATCAATCGTGTATCAAGTAATCTGGGCATGGTTATCTTATCCTTGTGTTAGCTGGCTGTTGCATTGGCAATTTCTAGAAGACTTACCACAACATCACATCCGTTAGCTTGGCTGGGTTTGACCCAAATTTGATCATTTGCGCCCAAGGAGAGATTGCCACTCAAAGGGTCAAACGCATTGGCTGGTACCACTGGATAGGCCTTCACCAGGTAGTACGCATTAGCAGAGTTGAACGTGAGTGACTGAGAATTTTGAACTAATACATCAACTAATACATTATTAGACAGTAAATTGCTGATTTGCACAGTCAACACCACGCTGGTAATATCAGCTGGTGCAATTCCGCTGTCCAGAGTGTTGTTGCCTGCCACATATGAATTGACGCCATATATGAATGTGGGGGTATCACTTGTTGTAAGTTTTACTTTGATATTTTTAAATTTAAAGATGGGCGGTGTTGCCATTGTTCAGCTCACTGTTTGTGTTATTTTCCGCGTCGTGTCAATGCTAGTATGAATGGTGCCATAAATCCAAAAATGCTCTGGTAAAATGCTCTACCATCAATAGCACCTTTTTTCTGGTTAATTCTAAAACTTGGCCTAGCTGATGATTGTATTTGTGTGAGGCTGTTAAACTCTCCAGGAGTTATTAATCCCACATAAAAATCTCCACTTTCATCAGTGGTTGTGTGATAAATTCTACCGTAGATTGCCAAAGTAGTTGCACTTTCAATACTTGCTTGTTTTTTGGCAATAGTATATTTATTGGGATCTGATCTGCCTGTGCCGCCTTGGCTGGCACTTAAACTGTGGTAATCCAGGCCGGCTCCAGCATAGCTCATGGTATAACTGCTTGCTTCAACCAAGCTACCAAATCTTGTACGTATTTGCAATTGGCTTGATGGTGGGGGTGCTACATTTAGAGTAAGAATGCTGTTGTTGTTGCTACCATCAGCAATGGATTCAACACGATACACTGTGGCAGTGGCAGGAGTGACTGTAACAGTGAGATCACTCAACTGATCATTATAGGCTTTGTAATTGGGATCGGTGGTCCAGGTTAATTGATTGGCACTGGAAACTTGCCAGGTTTGGTTGACACTTCCTGGCGCACCTCCGTAGGGGGCATTATCTAAAAATCTATAACCTTCACTCCAGAGTGCGTAATTGCCAAAACTGCAATTGCTGTTGAGCAGAGTAACATGTCCGCCATCCACACACAGGATCCCAAATTGGCAGAAATTCACAAAGAAGCTCACCAATTGCATATAACCTTTGCCTACTACTTTGACGCCTATGCCACCCAAATTTATCTGTGTGAATGCATCTACTACTATGCTGTGCAATCTGCTGGTTTGATTGTTGATTTTATTGCTGTCAACAAGCACGCCGCCTCCTCCAGGATAAACACCGCTGCCTGTGCCTGGATCACCGCTGATGCTGCTGCAATTTTGAATATAAGGACTGACATTGATGGTACTGCCTGGCAAAAATGCAAATGCAAATCCAGTTTGCTCTGTGTTGCGCGGCAAATTCCTTCCACTGGCATTGGCATATACAGTGGGATCCAGAGTATCAGGTATGGGAGTGATATCCAGTGCACTGGGTTCCAGTTTGTGATCTCTCACTGTTATACCATACACATATGTTCCACTGTCCAGATAGAAAACATTTTGCGTAGCCAAATCAGCTCTGGGACGCACAGTAACACTACGCAGATTATCACCAATTATGCTGACTCCTGCAGGCACACTGATGGGGGTGACTTCTTCATAATCTCCACTGGCAACTAGAATGGTAACATGACCTTCTTCAAAGGTGCCTCCCAGTATCAACTGAGCAACACTATCACAAGCACCTTTTATTGTTTTTTTGGCAGAATACCAACTGAGACCACTGTTGCTATCGTTACCGTTTTTACTCACATATATGCGATTGGGAACCAGGCTCTCAGCAATGCTTTGCAAACTGCTGGCATTGACAATAGCCCATTCAAATCCTCCCTGGGCAGCTCGTTGATAAATTTTGAGAGCTTGGTTTGTGATATCAAACCACAATTGACCTTCTAGAGGATTGGCCGGAGGACTGATATTGGCAAAATTTTCTGTTATATGAACAAGATCTTCATTCAAAGCCGTGCCGTAATTGGCGAAATTTTTACCAAACAATATCAAACTTGTTCTTGTACTGTTGCTTTCACCAGGAGGTATGCTAGCCAATATGGGCCCGTCGGGCTGATTGCGAGTGGTTCGGATGTTGAAATTTGTCATGTGGTATTTAAACTATCCTATAACTGCCTGGTTAATTATGCTGGCGCGCCAGGAGGTGGAGCAGCCGGGGCAGGCGCAGCGGCTTCTGGTGCTGCGGGTGGTGGTGCTTCTGGTGGTGTCTCCGCACCTGGTTCAGCGCCAGGTATGGGCTCAAATTCTGGTCCCATCTCTGGTTTGACTCCCAATGCTCCCAGACCTACTTGATCTTGTTCTAGCGGACTTGTGCCTGTTCTGTCTTTGACTCTCTTGGCGTTTTCTTCTTTCCACATGCGCTCATTTTCCAGGATGTCGCCCTCTGTGAGACCCAGATAGCGTTCCATGGCCCATCTTTTGCTCATGTATTTGACAGCATCTCCGCCCATGACAGTGTTGAACAAATTGGCACGTTCACTATCCAGAGCCATTTTTCTATATTCACTGAAGCTCTGTGGTGGCATAAATGCCAATTCAAACAAATTGGCAGCTACTTCAATGCCTCTGTTCTTGAGAAACAGTTTGAATTCATTATCAAATGTGGGTGCAACAGAATTTTGCAGGCGTTGGCAATATTTGTTGAACCGATATTCCTGAATAAATGCTGTGCCCACTTTGCCATCATTGTAGCTTGCGGTGCCATCATCTGGACCAGTGGGCAAATAACTGCTGGGAATTCCCAAGCCTCGCATGAGTTTGTTGTTGAAGTATCTCAGGTCATCAATTGTGCCCAGGTTTTCACCTGCTCCAAGACTTTCAATTTTGGTGCCGCGTTGTTCATTGTTGGTGGCCAAAAAGAAATCTTCAGTGATGCTGATGGGATTGTAGGCCGTGTCCAGGATGCTGCTGCCACCTCCTGTTCTATTGGGCATGCGTCTCTGATAGATCTCATTTTTCACACGCTCCACATAGGCCATGGCTCGCTGACCCTGCAACTGACCCACGTCAATGTAAAACACTCTACGCTCAGGAGCTCTCACAATCCTGTAGATGAGAATGCAATCTTCCAGCAAGTCTTTTTGTTTGTAGGTTTTATACACAGCTTCCAGGATACTCAAGCCAAATGGCCAGTATTGATCCATGCCTTCACTCAAGCTGCAATGCACCACGTGAGCTGCATCCACTGGCATGCTGTTGGCAGGGTTGTAAAATCTGCTGGTTCTACCACCAGGTGTAGTGGGCTGACCATAGTTTATGTTGCCTGCACCTGCTGCTGAATTACTGCTGCGTGGATATCCTCCAGGAAAGCTGTAGTTGTCATGAACCATGGGATTGGTGGCAGTGAGATTCTGCATATTGAAGTCCAGATCTCTAATCACATATTGTTCTACACTTTTGCCTTCAGCCTCATTGACAATGATTTTTTCAACTTTGGCTGCATCCACCCACATGAGTTCAAATGTTTCTGGATCTCTCACAAAGAATTGATCACCATATTTGATGGTGTTGCGGAAAATTCTCCAAATCCTTTTGTTGAATTGATTGATGCTGCACCATTGTTGTAGTGTTCTTTTGAGTATCTCAATTTCTGTTTCTGTGAGATCTCCACGGAAAATAAATCTAAAAGGTATGGGCTCATCATCATCCTGATTTTGGGTGCAAAATTCAGCAATGGTGTCCAATGATCTGTTGATTTCGCTATCCAAGTCAGCTTGATCGTATTGCACATATCTTTCAATACGATTGGGTGCACCTGCATATACTTCAGGCAGATAGCTTTGAAAATTATGTGATGTGCCAGCATTGCTGTTTTCTTTGCTGAGTTGTTCCAGGCGCTTTGTCATTTGCGCTTGACTGGGAACAGTGGTAAAATATTTTCGCCAGGCCATGCTTGAGGTACGTTTCCAAGTTATTTCATTATATTTACATGGTATTTGACTGGAGGATCAATATTATTGATTTTGAATACTGGAATTAAGAATTCTTGTTTGCAGTTGAATAGAGGACAGTATATCCTGCCAGATTTTGGGATCTACATATTCATTTTGCTGTTGCGCTTTGAGTTCAGCTTGTAATTTTTCAATTTGTGCTGCCCTTTCCATATAAGCTGTTTCTCCAATTTTGGATTTACTGGCTGCTTCTTTATCTACTCGTAGATTCAGTGCTTCATCTACTTTCGTTGCCGGTAGAGGTATGATACCTCCACTGGCAACGGCTCTACGTTCGTTTTCCTTATACAGGTCACTTTTTGCTCTCTTTACAAGATCATCTTCTATCTCTTTAGGAGTTTTATTACGGATGTAACTAGGTAAAATTGAGGCAATCATCTCAACAAGTCCTGCTCCCCACGCCTTAAGTCTAGTGACTAGACTGTCCCAAGCCTCTTCCAGAGTATTTTTGAGAGTTTTCCACGCAACTGACAATACTTCACCTATAGCAGTTGTGATTCCTGCGAAAATGCCATCTTTGCTAAACGATCCGGCTATTCTACCCAATGGAGTATTTTCTCCCCCCATGGCCTCGGCCATTTTTTTAAGGCCTTCTCCAGGACCTGCTGAAGTGCCAGCCATTACTATGGAATTCATACTTTTTAACCAACCTGCTAGACTTTCCAAAGGTCCTGCAATCAATCTTAACATGCCTTCTTGTATTTGGCCCAGCGCTGTGTTAACTGTGTTTTGTAGGCCAGTTAGGGTTTGAGTGTCAGGTGCTACTCCGCCAGGAGTTGGGGCAGGTGTTGGTTCTGCAGGTCGTCTAACTGATGCTCGTGCAGCTACCATCATTCCCATTCTTTCTATAAGTTCTGGCCCTCGTTGGCCATATGCCATCCCTGGTTGTGTCTTACTTAATTGCTCGTAGCGTTGTGCAAGTTGTTCTCTAAATTCAGGACTGGCTATAATATCAGTTTGTCCAGTTCGCATTGCGTCCATTATCTGATTGAACATTGGTGCACCAATTACCTGTTGCAGGTCTGCACCTACTTTGGTGGGAGCACCAGTTATTGCTTGCAATTTAATTGCTTCAACTTCTTCAGCTTTTGCCCCGAGTCCATTTATTAGAACTCTGCCAGCTTTCTCCATAGCAGTTGCTTGGTCATTACTAACACTAGCTAACAAAAAATTTAATTTTTTCATTTCGGCTAGACGCCGTTCTTCCTCTCGCTGTTTTTTGCCACTCGCTCCTGTTAGTTTATTCAGTTCTCTTTGTTGTTTGACACTTTCTTCAAATGCTACTTTTTGTTCTTCAATGGATCTCAAATACAGAGTGCCTGACAGCCTACTATTCTCCAAATATTCTGCGAACCACTCATTCCCATCTTGCAATTTAAGACCAAATTCTTCAAAAAATGATTGCATACTGTTGGTGGTTTTTAGAAAGTTATTCTCACCAAATTGTTGAATCGCCGCTCCTGAATTTTGTGCAATTGCAGCAAATTGGTCAACTGTCAAACCTGCACCAGCCACATCTGCTCTGAATTTAGTAACGCTGCCACCAAACATGATGCCTTGATCCACCATGCTCATGAATGTATCCCTTGACTGGAATAATTGTTGAGCTAGACCAGTTAGTGCCCCTGCTGCAAATCCAATAGCAGGGCCTACAACAGGCATAGTTCCTATGCCTTTTTCAATATATTGACCTAAGTTGCCAATTGCACTGCCTACACCGTTTGGGCCAGTGAGTGATTTACTAAATTCTCTTACAGCAGCGTATCTGTTCCTTTTCGCAAACGCAAAACTTTCTTTTTCGTAATCAGTTTGATTTTTTTTATCTCGTGAGGCTTTGTTTGTAATTTGTAATAAATCTGTTATAGCTCTTGTGTATTTGCCTCCTGCTTTTGCTGTTATCTCTAGTGACTCGGCAAGATTGTCCACACTTTCATCTGCTTGATTTACACTTTGTGAAAATCCAGTCAAAGCTGTGCCTTGTTTCTGTAAGATAGTAGCTAATGAACTTGCACTTTTTTCAGTAGCTTTGGCGATACGTTCCAAAACTCGTTCACTAGCCCAATTTTCACCTGATGTTGGTCCACTCATAGATTTTTACACTTTACTCCTGATAGATGTATTTAAACAAAATAAATATATGTAGATTATTTGAATGGAATAAGAATGACCAATCCTCTAGAGAAATATTATAGAGTCCCAAAACTCTACACAAAGATTCCCAGCAATTTGCAATTTTATCCTGCAGGTATGATTGAAACTACCGCTAATGGTGAATTAGCTATATTTGCAATGACTGCGTTGGATCAAATTATGATTAGAACTCCAGATGCTCTACTCAACGGCGATGCATTGTTGAAAGTTATCCAAAATTGTGTGCCCGCTGTAAAAGATCCCATCAATCTAGTAGAACCAGATATAAATGCCTTGTTATTGGCAATAAGGATTGCCAGCAAAGGACCTATTATGGAAGTAGATGCTGTTTGCAATGATTGTCAACATGACAATCATTATCAAGTAGATTGCCAGGCCATTCTAGAAACTCAAGCACCTCTTGATAATAGTAATACATTGGACATTGATGGCAATCTTTTGGTTCACATAAAACCCTATAATTTTCATCAAAGAAATCTAACACTATTGAATGAAATTCAAGAAACGCAAGCAATCAAATTATTGGAAAATAATGAAACTCTTGAGGAGACTGCAAAAATTATTAAGGTAGGTAATCTTGTCATCAAAATGGCCACACGTACCTTTGAAATTGTAGCCAAAAGCATCACCCATATTGATATTTTGCATACAAAAGAAGTTGTTACAGATCCAGATCATATTCGCAGTTTCATTACCAATATATCCAAGCAACAAGCTGATGCAATAATGGATAAAATTCGTGAATTAAACAATGCAGGCATTGATACCCAATGCAGTTTTACCTGCAATAATTGCGCTCATGAATGGAAACAGCCTTTGGACTTCGATCCCGCAAGTTTTTTCGCCTAATGCTCCTTGAAGGAAATCCTGAGAAGATTCAGTCTACTTTGGGGAGCATGACCAAACAGCGGCAAAACATTGAAACAGAAATAGCAACAATAGTATTTTATATGCAAGGCGGTTTGAATTATACCGATGCATTTGGACTTACCATGGATCAATTAGAATCCATGACCCAGGTGATTAATGAACATTATGAGCGACAAAATAATGCAATGAATAGTACACGAAAGGGGATTTAGATATATCCTTCCGATAGGGATAGCCATACTTCTCCCCACGCAGGGGAGAAGTAGTTTTTGATGATCTTTCCGATGAGGTGTCACCATTGCTCTAGTCACCCCTGTTTGTGATAAACAACTGGCAGAGTACCTATTTTCCAGTATGAGGGCTCGCTTCCGGGATTTATGTATTGACAGAGTCAATACTACCCTACTCGGTTAGGGGAGGTCCCCAGCACATGCAATCACACTAGAGCTGTTGCGATTGCATGCTCAAACTTCACCTGGCAGGTGAGAGGTCTGATCCTTTCACTTGGCATTTCCAGCGGAGGCTCGCCACGCTATTCCTCCATGCAGTTCCCCATCCTTCGCGATAGGGGGGATGCAGACAGATCTTAACTGTCATCCAAAGCTGGTATGGTCACTTATAGTCTAATGATAAAATCAGACAAATGCCTTGCTTGTTACAGTGCCATCGCGAATATTTTTCCTATTACCAATATCAGTGAGTTTGATAAGATATTTGTTGTGAGTATCTCTGAATTCTGCTACCCAGGGTGTGTCATAGCTGACCCAGCGACCAGGTTCTTGTCTGATCACCATGGTGGTCCAACGATTGAACTCATTGAGATTGACTCCCAACACCTGGATGGGATTGTGTGTGAGTGGTGTTGTAATTTCTGTTAGATCTTGTTCATGATTGTATTTGATTTTGATAGCTGAACGTGGAACTTGTAAATGTCTCTTGCTGTGTATGTCTTGTTTGCTGAGATTGCTGGGAGGCACACGATAGGCCACTTCTATGATTTCACTGTTTTGTGGATCCTTGAGAATATCTGCTTGTTCACGGAAAAACTGTAATAGATCCACCACCATCTGCTTTTTGGTTTGGGGAACAACTACAAATTTTTGTTTGAGAATGGTTTCAAAAACCCACTTCATGTGATCAGCCAGGGTAAATTTCCCCTGGTTGTCCTTGAGAGCTGGCAACAGTTGCTGGATCCTTTCAGGAAGTTTTGCATCTGCGTTTTTGAGATCCTGCAATTGCAATCCATGCTCACACAAGGCTGCCAGCAGTTGAATTTCCGTGTCAGTGATGGCAGACACCTGTTTGGGAAAGGCTCGTGTGCGACTTTCAAAGCATTCCACAATGGTGTTGTATAGTGCCAATTCATGTAGAACGAATGCCTGTAATCTCTTTTGATCCTGGGCATCCACAACAATAAAATGACTGTGGTCCTGATGTTTGCGATTGCCTCTAACGTTGTTCATGAATTTACACTTCCTCTCATGGATTAGTATGGCAACTATCGACCACACAGTCAACTTGTGTGTAAATATGAGTAGATAAAGAGGATCACACAACACATGCCCACCAAAGGCAAAAGCAAAGGCAATCAAGGGGAACTCAAGATTGCCAAATTCCTAACAGATTTATTTGAGGCCAAATTCATGAGGGTCCCTAACAGTGGCTCTGCCATTGGGGGCAAAAATGCTCATCGCAAGCAACTCATGGACAGCACACAAATCAGTTACTTCAAAAGTGACATTATCCCACCCAGTAACATGAAAAAACTGGTGGTGGAAAGCAAATTCTACAAGGATTTCCCTTTCCACAAGCTGGGCACTGATCAACACATTGCACAACTGGACAAATGGATTGATCAGACTCTGGTAACAGTAGAGCCAGGAGATTTGTGGTTTGTTGTGGTTAGAATCAATCACAAAGGCAGTTTTGCTGTGTTTTCTCAAACATGGAAGGAAAAATTCCAGCTCCAAAATCACACCATGTATTTTGATTATGTGTGGTGTGATTTTGAAACGCTGTTTGAGAACAACAAACAATTGATAGCAGAGATCACAAAGACTGTCTAGACTGATTCATAATCAGTACTGAATCTCGTAAACCCTGATTCTTTGATTACAGATAAGATTTGGCTCACTCTGGGTATCAGTTCTTCCTTGTGACTGATAAGGAAAATACTCTTGTTCCTGTCTCTGGCCATGCCTTTGAGAATTTCAATGGCTTTTTCCACACCAGCCGTGTCAATACCCACATCCACCAGTTCATCAATGCCCATGAAGTTCACACTGGTGGTCATGTTTTCAAAGATGTCTCTGAATGACCAGCTGAGAGCAAGGATCACTCTGGTGCTCTCACCTCTGCTCAACTGTGCAAAATCCATGTCCTGTCCCATGTAGTTGATTTCCACACTGAGATCATTCTGGAATTTCACAGCATGACTGATGCCCAGGGTGGTGAGATAGTCGTTGAGTCTGTGGTTGAGATAGGCTAGATTCTGATCAATAATTCTCTTTCTGATAAAGCTTTCCTTGCTGGTTAGCAATTTGTAGAGGAATTCCTGATGGTCCTTGAGACTGGTGAGTTCATTTATTTCATCGTAACTGACATCTTGTAGTGTATCGTTGAGGCTGCTGAGTTGATCTGTGTTAGGATTCTGTTCCAGTTTCAGTCTTTCCACCTCACGATGCAACTCTCTCACACTGTTTTTGTGATCATAGGCAGCATCAATACTGTCATACACAGTGGGTAAGGTTTGCAATACAGCCAGCTCATGATCCAACAATTTTTGATCATGTTCAAGATTGCTCACCAGTGGTTGTTCTTGATTTATCAGTTGATCCAGATGTGCAATTTGCGTTTCCAGATCCTCTATCAACTGTGCTTGTTTCTGATTGTGCATTTGTTGACCACACATGGGACAGTTGTGTTCCAGCACACTTGTGTAATGCTGCACCAATCTGTTTTGCTGATTCTCACTTTGAGAAAGATGCTGACGTTTGGCATTAAGCTGTACAGTGATGCTTTTTCTAGCCACAGTGATTTCCTGCAATTTGGCATTGCTTTTGTGGGCTGCGATTTCAGCTTCAACATCCAGATGATCCAGTTCGGCCAGAGCTTGTGAAAGTGATTGTATCTGTTGTTGATGGTTGTGATCCCATCTGGCAATCTTGGTATTGATCTCTTGTATGGCATTTAGAATTCTCTGATTGCTGTTTTGCACAGTGTGAATTCTAAATTCTTCCTGCTCTATCTTTTGGCGAGTGATTTTGATCAGCTCTTTGAGATTGTCTGCCTTCTGACTGAGTAAAGTGATACCCAACAGCTCTTCAATAATCTCTCGCTGTTTGCCTGCAGCCATGCTCAAAAAGGGTTCTGTATAGGTGTTCAAACACACAATGTGCCTGAACATGCTCCAGCTCAACCCCAGCACCTGATCAATTTCCTTTTGTGTATCCTTGTTCTCGCCCTGAGCTTCATCAGATGTGCTGTCAGTGAGGCTTTTGTCGTTCACATAGTATTTGAAAAAATTGGGCCTGCGGCCTCGTTCAATCCTGTAGGTGCTGCTATTGACTTCAAATTCCACACTCACCACCATGTTTTTCTTGTTGATGGTGTTGATGAGATTGTCTTTTTTGATGTTGGTGATGGCCTGCCCATACAGTGCGTATGAAAGAGCATTAAACAGTGTACTTTTTCCTACCCCATTTCTTGATCCACTACCACCCAGATCTAGGTTTTCACCCAATACCAAGGTAAGACCACCTCCAGAGAAGTCCACGGTTTGAGTGACTGCTCCCACAGATAGGAAATTTTTGATGGTAAGATTTTTGATGGTTATCATTAGATACTCTGATAGATTTGTGTGAGTAGATTGTTGTCCATGGTGGTGCTTTCAATATTGGCCAAATGCCCCAAAACAATGCTGTCTACACTTTCAAAACTCACCTCATCATCACTGTATTCCACATCCTCCAAGCCGTTTTGATTGTTGATAAAATGTATGTCCAGTGCTTGCAGTTCATTTTCCAACAAATCTCTGATAAAATTGCTGTCTTCATAATTGATGTCTACATCCACATTGATTTTCGCAAATGTTCGATTGTCAATGTATGTGTGTGGATCAACCAAAACCTGGCTGAGATTCAATACTCTGAATTTGGGAGCACCTGGCCACCTGGCAAATGTGGGATCCTTGCCAGGCCGCCAGAACATACAGCCTCTGTCATCATCATGTGCATCAGCAAAGTTGTGTGGAAAGGGATTGCCAATATAGAGAATGTTGCCCTTGCGCTGTCTTTTGTGGAAATGCCCACTGAACACCAGTTGTTGATTTTTGAAATGATCGGCATTGAGTCCACCATGGTCTGGCAGTTCCACCATGGCATTCATCTTGAATTTGGCAATTTCTGCATGACAGAATAGATAAGGGTTTCTTATGTGGCTGATTTTCTTGTATTCATCTCCCACCAACCAGGGAACAAACGCAAAGTCATTTACAAAAATTGGTTTGGTCACCAAGTGTATGTTGGTGAATTCCTGAGCATAGGGAATACTGTGCATGTCCAGGTTGTCACGGAAATACAAATCGTGATTGCCCAACAACATGATCACATTATCAAATGCAGCGCTCAGCATGCGCAGGGCCTGCAAGCTGTAATTGAGGGTGATCACATTCACACTGCTGCGATTGTGACTCCAATCGCCCAGGAACAAACAAGTGCGAATGGTTTTTTGTTGGGCTTGCGCAATCATCCATTCCACAAATTCCACGCACCATTCATTGTGCTGGCGGCTGTTGTTGCGCATGCCTAGATGTAGGTCACAAAATGCTACGACATGACTCATGTCAACCTTGCTTAAATTCATACTCATGATTCCCCATATAATGTAATTATGGCAGACAGTTTGTGTTTAAATCAACTGTGATCAGCAGACATCAATATTGAGATTCACTTTGACATAGTAAATACTATGCAAATGCTTTGGGGGTTCACGATGAGTCTGGATAATTTGAAACAACAATTGGTCAATCAGCAGGTGAATGCAATGCAATTGGGCCATCAATTGAAGAAATATCAACAACAATTGGATGAATTATTCCCACAGCAAGCGCCTTTGGCTGCAAAATTTCACGCCTATGTGTATGGTGCAACTCCAGCAATTTGTGATCAAAGCAACAAATTTCGCACATGGGACGGATGGGATCAAGGATTCAGACAGTTTTGTGGCAATCAGGGCAGTTGTGTGTGCAACGGACAACATGCACAAACCAAAAGAACTGAGAAAACTGTAGAGCAACAAGAATTGATTGTGGAAAAACGCAAACAAACCAATATTAAAAAATATGGTGCAGAGTTTGCCAGTCAGACCACACAGATCAAAAATAAAACATTGGAAACTTGCATGCGCAAATATGGTGCACGTTCCCCCACCAGCAATAGAGAGGTTTTGGAAAAAAGTTCTCAGACTTGCATGCAACATCATGGCACGGCTTGGCCTCAACAAAATCCAGAAATTTTTGCCAAAACACAAATGGTATTCCAAGAACTGTTTGGAGTAGATAAGCCTGCTCAACACCCAGAAATAAGAGAGCAATTGAGAACAATGAGACGGCAACAGGGCTATGACTTGTTGGCCGTCAACTATCCACAAGTGATTCCCATGTTTGATCAAACGACTTATATGCAAGCAGATTTTGCCACACAATTGGAATGGAAATGTGTTGAATGTGATAATATATGGTCACAAACAAAACGACCTCATGAAGATCCCAGATGCATAATTTGTCATCCAGCTAGAGAAACCTGGGGTGAGACTGCAATCAAAAAATGGCTTGTGGAGAATAATCAAAAATTTGTTCAATGGGATAGAGAACAAATAAGCCCACTGGAATTGGATTTTTGGCTTCCGGACCACAAAATTGGTATAGAATTCAATGGCACATGGTATCATAGAGAAGATGCAGTTCCCAGCAGAAATTATCATCAACAGAAGTTTTCAGCTGCTCACAAAAAGGGCATCAAATTGATCCAAATATGGGAGCATGAATTGATGTATAAACCACAAATTGTCATGGATAGGTTGGCGCATGTGATCAATTTTCACAATAAAAAAATAGCTGCGAGAAAATGCCAAATTCAGCCCATAGATCATATGATTGCACGTGAGTTTTTCAATACACATCATTTGCAGGGACATCAAAACAGCAAACACATATATGGGCTGTTTTGTAATAATCAATTGATTGCTGCTGCTAGTTTTGTGCCTGTGAGATACAACAAAAAGGCAGAATGGGAATTGTTGAGATATGCAACTGTGGGTGGTCATCAGGTGCAAGGTGGATTGAGCAGGCTGTTGGCACATGCACAAAAAACAATAGGATTCAAGTCCTTGCTCACATATGCTAATTTGAATTGGGGTATGGGAAATGCCTATGCTGTGACTGGATTTGTATTGGATCATATCAGCAAACCCAATTATTGGTATTTCCGAGGGCTCAAGGAAATACACAGCCGAATCAAATTCCAAAAACACAAGATAATTGGAAAGGCGCCTGGCAACTCAGAGAAAGAGATAGCCCAAAATATGGGCTATCACAGGTTTTTTGATGCAGGAAACAGTGTTTGGATCAAATACTGGTGACTATAGTAGGGCACCAGTGGGAGCTAGGATTGTTGACGCAGTTGGAACAGGACCATCAATGGCTGTTCGCTGAGCCATCTGGTCTTCCACCTGCCTTGTATGACTAGGTGTGCTGTTGTGCATGATCAACAAATCATCTCTGATCATTTGACTTTTCTTTTCGGTAGTGAGAATCTTGAGGAAACTGGTTGAAACGCATTGTGTATAATATGCAAAAGGATTGCTGCTCTTGCATTCATCAAATTGCAGTCCCACTTGACTTAACTGCAAAAGAGCCTGGGCTCTCATCTCATCCAGATAAGTGTAGCCTCTCCAATTGCCCCTGTGACCATAGCGTTCCACCAATTTCATCCACATGCTGCCCAATCTGTTGGTGACTCTTCCATGTGTCAAACTGAATTCTCCATTTTCCATGCCACCCTTCCAGTGGCTTTTGCCCACACATTTCCACTCCTGATTGTCCCAAATCCAATGTTGAAAGGGTGGAAACTGGCATCTGATGTGCCTTTCTGCTATGGTTTTGGCCTTGCCCTCCTTGGCTGGGTTAATGGGCACATGTTCAAAAGTCATCAGCCTCACAACAATTTCATTCAGGGGAACATCATCCAGTGTGAGCTTGCTTTCAAAATTTTTGCTCTTGTTCTCTTTCTTTTCATCTGTTTGCATGTCCTGCAACTTCTTTTGCCTGGCTGCTTCCAAAACATCAGCAGTTACATTGGCTAGACTGTGTGCTATAATATCATAGTTTTTGTATCTATTATCTACAAAACTACAAAATGTCAGTTTGCTTTCATGTATGGCAGCCAACAAGTCTTTGTTGGTGAGATATTTGATTTTGGGAACAATTGTTGTCATGCGTGTCTTTACAAATGGATAATGGTTTCAATCAATTGTGCTGACCAATTTTTTGGTTGTCAATTGGCACATTTGACACAGTAAATAAGTGTTCATCTGTAAGAGAATTTATAGGAACTCGCATGTTACTGTCTCAACTTTTTGCTCCCCTCACACTATTGGAAGCCAAAGCTCGCATAGAGCATCCTGAAGATCTCCTGTTTGATTATGGATTGCGTGGTGCCAAAACTGCACTGCAAATTTTACAAACCACCGCTCAACAGCCACAGAGTGTATCAATTAAATTTGATGGAAGCCCTGCTCTAATATCTGGCTGGAGAGGCGATGAATTTGTGCTCACAGACAAAGCTGGGTTTGGTGCCAAAGGCTACGATGGCATGGCCACCAGTGCCAAATCCCTGGAAAACATGCTCATGGGTCGCAAACAAAAGGACACCAGTGAAGAGGCAGTGGCTAGACGCAGCAAATATGCCAAAACCATAGCCAGCTTGTATCCCATACTCAAGGCTGCTGTTCCACAGAGTTTTGAAGGATATGCTCAGGGAGATCTGTTGTGGGTGGGCGTGCCTCCCATCAAAGACGGCATGTATGAGTTCAAACCCAACAAAATTGTGTATCGTATTCCTGTGAACAGTGAACTGGGACAACAAATTGCCAAAAGCCGTGTGGGCATGGTTGTTCACAGTGTTTTCCACAGTCAACAAGATCAGGAACCAGAAGCTCTGAGAGATGTTGCTAGTTTGGGCTGGAAAGTTCCTGGCAAACTGGTGGTTGTTCCTCATGAAATAGAATTCAGCCAAAAGCTCAGATTGAACGAGGCTCTGGAAAGCAGATTGAAAAAAGTTCTGTCACAGAGGGGATCAGCTATTGATCAACTGTTTAATAGTTTGGCATTGGCTGATAAAAATATCAAGGCCTTTCCTGGCTTGCTCAAGAGCTTTTTGGCCTACAAAGCAGGCCAGGGTGATGACGATTTCAGCCAGGCATCACAAGAGTTTGTGGAATGGCTGTTGAGTCCAGCCAGCAAAGCCAGTGCCAAGATGCAGGGAGCTGTCACGGACTGGATTAGAGAAAATTTGGATGGCTACAATGCTGTGTGGATGATTGTAAAACTCCTAACTGATTTAAAATTGGATCTCAAAAGCCAAATGGATGCACAAGTGGGCAACTTGGTAAGTGCTCACCTGGATGACAAGCCAGGCCATGAAGGATTTGTGAGTGTGACAGATCAGGGTATTATCAAATTGGTAAACCGCGCTGAATTTATGAAAAAAGACAAACTACAAGAAGTCACACAACCCATTAAAACCAAACATGTGGCCTGGACGTTCGGGAGGGCCAATCCACCAACTCTGGGGCATCAACAGTTGGTGGACACTGTGGCCAAAAACGCCAAGGGCGGTGATTATTGGATTTTCCTCAGTCACAGCCAAGACCCCAAAAAAAATCCCTTGCCCTATGAAGCCAAGAAACATTTTGCGCAACAGATCATGCCCAAACACAGTGAGCATTTTCAAGTGCCTGATGAAATTAGGACATTTTTGCAGGCAGCTGATTGGCTTTACAAACAAGGCTATAGAAACATGACCTTTGTGGCTGGAAGTGATAGATTGCCAGAGTTTGAAAAACATTTGAATACCTGGAACAGTGCAGCAATCAGAGAAAAAGCCCCCCTGGAAATTGATGGCAATCTAGAGGTGAGAGAGCCCATCAAGATATCCTTTGCCAGCGCCGGTGAAAGAGATCCAGATGCTGAGGGTTTGACTGGTATCAGCGGCACCAAGGCCAGAGAGGCAGTTGCTCAAGATGACTTGGGCGCTTTTCAGGCCAGCACAGGATTGTCAGGCAAGCTTGCAAGAAGCATGTTTGATAGTGTAAAATCACACATGAACGCACCCAAAGCCAAACCCATGAAAAAATTAGAGGAACACGCTGATCCGGATCACAGCAAAGGCACAGTTGTCAAACTGAGATTGGCCCAGGAAAGTGCACAGCAGTTGTATGAATGGTGTCAGGATCAAAACATCAATAGTTTGGACCCCTATGATTTCCACATGACACTGGTATTCAGCACCACTCCTGCGCCACAATTGGCTGATTTGCATGCCACTGCCACACATATACCAGCACAAGTCAAGGGCTGGAAAATCTTGGGCGAAAGTGCACTGGTGTTGGATTTACATTGTCCACTGGCAGAACAAATGCACAAACGCATGCTGGAATGCGGCGCGTCTCATAGCTACCCCACGTTCATTCCGCATACGTCAGTTGTGTATGGTTGGAACAGCCCCAAGCTGCCTGATCAACTGCCACCATTTGATTTGTTGTATGAGATGGTGGAAGTGGAGCCCTTGGATCCCAATTGGGGCGTGGTGAGAAAGACCTGATGTAATATTCCAGGCCTTGACTGCAAGAATTATTTGATACCTGTTAGCCTGGTTATTCTGGCAACTTCTTCCTGATTCTTTCTAATATCTCCAGGCTTGCGTGGAGTGCCATCGGGATTGACATCTTGTGCCAAATCCTTGACCAACTTTTGAAAAGCTTTCACCAGTTGGGGAGTTTTGTGAATGGCATCCTGTAGTGTTTCCACACTCAAGAATACATCCTGATTGTATCTGGGCCCAAACATTTTCTTGGCAATCACATTGGCATCTTTGCTTATGGGTGTCTCATCTTCTCTGCGAATCAAACCTTTTTGCCAACTGTATTTCATACCCAGTGCCTTGGCTACACTGCTCATGAGCAGATTCCTGTCAGCACCGGTGTATTCACTGCTGTCTCCTGCACTGAACATGCCAAATTTCAACCACTGTTCTTCTGCAGGTCCACCACCATGGAACATAAAGTCAACTTGTACAAACCCCAGACTGGGATCATTTCGAATAGGCATTTTAAAGTGTACACTGATTCCACTCTTTTTCACCCATTGTGATGGATCACCCCCGTTTATAGATTCCACATATTTTTTCAAATTTTGAACGAGTTGATCCTTGGTCATAAACAAAGGATCAACTGCCACGTCTATATCGCCACTTGATTCTTTTTTACCAACACTTCCTAGCGTGTTATTCACCAGTGGTAGTTTTGTAATCTTTTCTAAATGTTGTAAAGTAGGCTTGATATCTTTGAGTTCGATTCTCTTGGTTTGAATCGTGCCATCTGGGGATTTAAAAACATTGCCGCCTTCGGCGAGAATAGGGTTGTGATGAAGTTCAATTAATCTCATATTCCTATTTACTTGACATAAATAAAGTGTGGATCACGGAATTGGCCTTCCCATCCACTCTAAACGCTATTAAGGAGCATTCAGCATGTCATATTTAAACACAATACCATTCTATGTCTATAAAATTGTCTGTAAACCAACAGAACAATATTATTTTGGATCACGATACAGTCATTCATCAAACGGAATTCAACCCGAAGATGATTTGTGGAAGAAGTATTAAGGAACTATTTTACTAGTTCTCTGCTAATCAAAGATCTACTTCGTGTTTATGATAAGAATCAATTTGAAGCAACTATCGTTCAAATATTTGACGATAAGAATGAAACATTTTGGTATGAGCAAACGTTGATCAAAGAACATATTGATGATCCATTATGTTTGAATTTGAATTTTGTGAATTACAGAGAAGGCAGAGGAATATCTATACCTGCAGGGTTAAAGGTGTGGACACACTCTATCACACGCAAACGACGATATTCAAACACATCTCCAGGAGTTGATTGGTGTTTAGGCGGAGGTGGTCATACAAATTTTGTAGCCTATCATAATAAAGATAACAAGATCAAATATTTTGATTCGGATCCTGGAGAAGAATGGACTAAAGGATTTGGTAATCTTTGTCGCATGAATTCCATAACTTATGGTAACAGTTACAATCTAAATAAATTATGGTGGAACAATGGTGAACAATCAGTCATGCGTCAACAATGTCCTGGTGATGCATGGAAGCCTGGAAGATTGTCTTGGACCACTAAAACCTCCCCATCACAAGCTAAGAGAGCCAAAATAAGCCACGCCAACAATGGCAAGAAAGCGTACAATAATGGAGATTACACTATTATGCGCAAGGAACACCCTGGTCCGGAATGGGTTGAAGGTGTGTTACCAAATATGACCACTATGATGAAACGCAGTGTGGCAAAGCGAGGTAAACCAAGCAACACCAAGGGTAAACATTGGTGGAATAATGGTTCAGAAAATAAGCTTGCTGAAATTTGTCCTGGTGTTGACTGGATCAAAGGTAGACTACTCTAACCAAATTTAAACAGAATACCTGTTTCAGGCTGTGATAAATATCAAAAAGCAACAGTTGAGAATGTGCAATGCCAAAGTTTGGTGGGTTTAATCTGGGAAATATAGGAGGAGCATTGCTTACCAATGCAGTGGGCAGTGTGGCCAATGCTGTGTTGCCTCGCAGTGCATTTGGCAATTTTGGACTGGGCGATCAGGTCAGTAGTTTTCCCAAACAAAATGCCAAGGATAGAAAAGCCAGTTTGCGTCCCAGACCGGCAGCAGCAAACACCATCTACGGTAGCGGATTGCTTTTGCCCATCAAAGAAACTCAGGGTTTGGTATGGCCCTATCAACCACAAATCACATACAATCACAGTGTGGATTATCAAGCTCTCAGCCCAGTGCATGCCAATCAGGACTTTCATGTGTTCAGTAGAGTGCCTGCTGTGAACTTGCAGGTAAACGGCAGTTTCAGTGTGCAAAATCAAATGGAGGGTGCCTATGCTCTGGCAGCCCTACATTTCTTTCGCACTGTAACCAAAATGAATTTTGGAGAAAATGACCCAGCAGCAGGCACACCTCCGCCCATACTGTTGTTTAATGCTTACGGTCCCTATGTGTTTAGTGATTTGCCGGTGATAGTCAAAGACTTCAATGTTGAGTTTCCAGACGATGTGGATTATGTACAAGTGGAAGTCACTGGTGTAGATGCTGGCAACACCACTCCACAAAGCCAAATGAGCAGCAGTATATTGCAAGAAAGACTCACACCACTGCCTCCACAACAAATACTCAGAGATGCACAAGGAAGATTGCAAGGGTTTGTGGGAGCAGCAGATGGCAGCTATTTTGACGGCCCAGACAGGAGAGTGATTGCAGGAAGAAACACACCAGTGCCTTCAACAAACACTACTGCTGCCAGCCAAAAATACACAGTGTGGTTGCCCAGTTTGTTTAAAATTTCCTGCACCATGATTGTGCAACATACACCTCGGGATCTGCGCACCAGATTCAATTTGCCCAGATTTAGAGACGGTGCACTCAATCAAAAGGACTTTATCTGATGCCCAAAGCCTCCTACAGCAAATCCAGTCCCTACTATAATACTCCACAAAACAGTTGGTATTTGGAATTGTGGAATGCTCCACAAATTGCCACCAGCAATACAGACGGAATTTTCACTGTCACAGACAGATATCAAAATCGTCCAGATCTACTCAGTTATGATGCTTATGGTACACCCAAATTATGGTGGGTGTTTGCCCTGGCCAATCCCAATCAGATAAGAGATCCCATTTATGATCTGGTGGTGGGGTTGAAGATAGTCATCCCCAGCAAAGACAGCCTGCAAGGATACATCTGATGGCTCAGAGTCCCAGAAATGGAACACCCACGGCCTTTCAGGCCAAACAGGCATTATCAAGAGCTCAACAGGCTGAACGCAGATATCAGGATGATCAAAAAATTGGTCAACAGATTGATGATCCTGAACTCAAGGCGCAGGTATTGTTGGACAGTGAATCCACTCGTAGTAGAGAGCTGGAAAAATCCAACACTGTGCTGGAACAAACCAACAATTATGTTCCTGTGGTGCCCAGCGCAAGCACAGAAACCCTCAATGCACAATTGGGTCCTACAACAGAATTGCCTGCTGTAACCAGTGATACCATTTTGAATGAGCAACTAAATCAGGCATTACCAGCACCTGACACCTTGATACCAGTAAACACTGATCAGATCATAAATGAAAGCATCAGCCAAACTCTGGGACCACCCCCTGAGTTGCCTGCTGTGACAAGAGAGCAGTTGGCATCGCCCAAGCCTGCCAGTGGAACTACTCCTGGTGGCAGTGCATCACCCAGCCCCAGCAACACCAATGCCACTGCCTCAGCCACCACCAGCACCAATCCTGTTAGCTCTACAAATGCTGATGGTGCAACTGCTAATACAACATCAATTCCCAAACAATTGGGTGATGTGAAGTTTAATTTTCAGGATAATGAATTCAATCAATACGATAGAGTGGCCTATCATTTCAGGTTGGTTTTGGTAAATGACCTGGATGCCAATGATCCAGATGTGGGTAGAAAGATCATCAACAATCAGGTGCGCAAATTCATAATTTGTGAAAGTGGAGTTACACTGGGATTCAACCTAACAGATGTGACTATCACTGACATTGTCAGTCCCAATTTCCGCAGTCGCAGCAACATGACCACAGAAATAAGGCTCAAGATGATTGAGCCTTATGGAATGACATTACCTGACAGATTGTATAATGCCAGTAAACAATTGGGTATTCCACAATGGCGCCTGGCACCCCTGTTCTTGGAATTGGAATTCAGATACATCAAGAGTGATGGCACCATCTACAATCCCCAGGGTGAACAAAAACTCATCAAAGTCTACAGCTTGAATATCATTGAGTTTGACAGCCAGCTGACAGAATCTGGCACAGTATATGATCTGCAATGTGTTGCCAAAGACAACATGGGGTTTAGAGATTTCTATCAGATCATGACCAAAACACACAGTGTGGAAACCAAGGGCATGACCATCAATCCCAATGGCAACAGTGTGGGCGGTTTTTTTGAAAGTTTGGGCAAGGTGATCACAGACAGATATGCCAAGGAAAGAAAGGACAACATTACCAGTCAAGTTGTGCCACCTGTGATGGAATATATGTTTGTTGTGGACAAAGATCTAGCCAAGCAGGAAATAAATTATGATGATACTGTGAGTGCCAGACGCAGAAGTTTCAAGGGCACCAGCAATGGTGAGATAACCATTGCCAGAGGCATAAGTGTAACAGCACTTGTGGACGATGTTCTTGCCAGTATCAAAGAAGTAAAATTTTTCATAGCAGATCAATATGCTGGCCTAATAAAAATTCCTCGTCTGGAATGTATTACAGAAAACATTGGCTGGGATGGACTGCGCAAGGATTACATCAGACGATTCACATTTGTTATAGGGTTGAAAACAAGTCCCAGACCCATACCCTATAGACAGTTGGCTGAAGAATTGCAGTCAGATGCACAAAGACAACAATCCAGGTTGAAGATTCTAGCAGAGAATATGAAAAAAGCCTATGAGTATTGGTACACAGGCAAAAATACTGAAATACTCAGTTTGGATGTGAAATTCAATCAATTGCATGTGGTGGTTGAGCCAGCATTGCAGACAACCCTGCCGCCTGAACTCACAGACAGCAAAAAGGTTGACACCAGGGATGCTGTGCTCAAACAAAAAGCCAATTTGGAACAAGAACGAAAGTTATGGACCAATCCGCAGGCTGACGCTGTGAATCCAGATACTCAACTCAAAGAAACCTTGCGTTTGAATGAAGAAATTCAACGCACAGAAGAACGCTTGATGGAAATCAACACTGACAGCATCTATCTATTTGATGCCAACAGCCAACTGAGACCCATGTTGGGGTTGGGAACCACACCCAGTCAAAAAGAACAACAGGCTATTACACAATTGCAAAATTTGAGATCCAACCTCAACAAAGCTAGTCAAGTAAAACAGTTTGTGGAAGATGTCAGCAGACAGATCATGGATAACAATCGCCTGCAACTGAGCTGGAGCACAGATCCCAGAGACATGCAAAATACACAGACTCGTGCATTTGCAGGCACCACCAACAGCAATGACCCAACATCATCCACACGTGCCATAGTCAGCAGCATTCTCACCCAAATATATGACAGATCTGGAACACAAATGTTGGAAATAGACATGGAAATCCGAGGAGACCCTTATTGGTTGGGTCTCACTGATGTGGAACGCACTGTGGAACTCAGAGAAATTGTCAACAAACTCAACAACAACCAAAGTGTACCCAACAATTTGGGAAATCCCACCAACACAAATAATAATTCACAATTTGTGAATGTATATGACACAGATGCAACCATTTTGCTAAAATTCAGGAGTGGTGGACAACCCAGTAGTGAGACTGGGTTGCAAAACCTGGAACAGGAAAGTGATTTCTTTTATGGTATCTATATAGTTTTGGAAGTGAATCATGAATTCAAAGATGGCAAATTCACACAACGACTCAAAGCCATGAGAGACACACTCATAGATTTGACTGCCATCAGAGCAGCAGAAAAACAGGGCATGAGTACCAATCAACCAAACACTTTACCAGGAGTTACTCCTACAAACTCACCGTTGCAACCAAATAATGGTGTCAATACAACTCAGTTAATTAATAATGGTGAGAGCTCAGGAAAGATGATTGCCAGAGCCAGTAACAATCCCAATACAAATCAGATTGCATTGACTCCTCAACAGAGCACATCATCCGCAATGGCCACAAATAATAGTGATTATATCTCAGGAAACAGCCCAGAAGCTGTAGCTGCCAGAAATGCTCAACTGGGACCTATCCGACAACAGTCTCAAAATACTGAGTTTGCAGGATACAAGGGCACCCAGGCTGCCAATTTAGGACCTTCACTTAATTTAATGGGTGTAGATGGCTTAGGGCAAGGCGATAATAGTAGAAGTGTGTATTTGCCCCAATCTACCACTTACCAAAGAGCAGGAATTCTCGAGCCTGGACAAAGTTCCATGGGATACACTATAGATCCCAATACAGAATATGTTGATGAGAAGGGTTTGATTCAACTAAAAAAGTAAACATTTATTACAATTGGTAAGAAAGTGAATTATATTCAAGATTATCTACAAGGTAACTAGTTATGGCAAATTTAGGAAAGTTTAGTACACAGTTACCCAAAGCCTATAACATGGATCCTGAGGGCAAACGCAGCACCTGGGATAAAATATATGCTGGTTTTGTGAGAGACACCCAGGATGGTTCCAGACTGGGTAGAATCAAGGTTTGGATACCTGAATTGTGCGGACCCGACACGGAAGACACCTGGATCATTGTGGACTATGGTAGCCCATTTGCTGGAGCAACTCCTGCTGCTGATCTGGGGGCCAATCCAGGTGGTGGACAAAAAAGTTATGGCATGTGGATGATACCCAAGGACAAGGACAACCAGGTATTGGTGGTTTTTGTAAATGGAGATCCCAACAGAGGTGTGTGGATAGCCTGTTTGCCACATGTGGATGCTCATAGAATGACTCCCAGTATGCCTGGCAACAGTATCCCTCCTGAAGAAGCCAACAAAAATGTTGCTGCACCTCCCTCTGAGGCCCCAGCACAAACCATGCCTGCCGTTGGGCCAGCCACCCCTGCAACTCCCAGTGCCGCAGGGGGTGACAGTCAGCTGGGTCCCACACAGCAACGCAGTGGAACTGATCAGATCCCTGCACTGGGAAATGCTACTCGCAGCAGTCACAACAGTTATGATGTTTTTGGTATCAATACTCCTGGTGGCAATAGATTTATCATGAGTGATGCTGAGGGAGAAACTCAGATCAGATTGGGCACCAGAAACAACATTCAACTTGTGTTACACAATGAAACAGGTATTGCCACTCTCATGACAGGAGACGGCAAAAGCAGAATTGAACTGCACAGAGATGGGGCAATCTACATTTATGGTCAACAGAACATAAACATTCGCAGCAAACAGGATGTGAACATTCATGCAGACAAGAATGTGAACATCCAAGCTGGAAACCTGGTGCAAATCAAGAGTGATGCTGCTATGAAAATTCAAAGTGGTGATCGCATGAATTTTTATAGCCTTGCCAACATACACATGACCAGCATGGGCGAACACCATCGTTACAGCAATGGTCACATTTTTGATACCAGCAGTCAAAAAATCAACAGATTGGCCAACTTTGGGATAAGAGACACCACCAACAGTGGCAATATTGATGTATTCAGCTGGGGCAGTATTGTGCTCAACAGTGCCAATGATTTTGATATCAAAACAGTTAGTAAATTGTCACTACAAAGCACATTGGGAACAATGCATCTCAAAACCCATGATGTGTTGAACATATGGGGGCAAAATGATGTGAACATCAAAAGCACCACAAAAGTCAACATACAAAGCACAGAAGATCTTAACATCAAAAGTGGTGCAAATCTCAATCTAGATGCAGCAAGCAGTGGAAATATAAGAAGCAGCAACCCCTTGAACCTACAAAGCCTCAATGGCAACCTCAATATCAAAGGTGGTACAACAGTTGTTATTGGACCCACCAGCATCATTAATGCTGGAACTGTACCCAGTGCAGGTGCTGCTGGTGCTGCTGACAATGCCCAAGATAGTGTGCCCATAGCAGAACAAGCACTACCTGCTGTGATAGCAGATACTCCCACAACCTACAATCGTGTGGAAAACAGTCCAGACAGCAGTGGAACAGGCGGTAGTGGAGGACCTGGAGGTGCAGGCGGCGGCGGCAGCCAGAGTGTGATCAGCACCATCACAAGCGAAACACCTGGACCAGAACCTGACACAACAAGATTCATGAACAGTCCTGGTTACAGTGGCACCAACACTGTGGAAATAGCAGAAGATGTTGCAGAGGGTATAAACACAGGACAAATCTTGAAAAATCAAAGCACGCCATTGCAAACATTGGGGTTTGTGGGCAGTGGAGCAACCATTGGTGAAGGTGGGGGTGCTACAAATGACAAGGGATTCAATCCCTTGATTTATGAAGCCATTCAGGCCATACAAACAACCTATCCCAGAGCAAGACTCAGCAGTGGAGTAAGAACCAGTGATGGTGCCAGTCAGCACAGTTTGGGGAATGCTGTGGACTTTGTATTGGATGGATTGAGCACCATTGAGCGCAGCAGCCTCATGCAAGAAATAGCCACAGGAATAACCAGCGGCAATGGGCCCTACAGATTTGTCAGAGGTGTGGGCACATATGATACAACAGGAAGAATCCTTCACTTGGATTGCCGTCCTAGGAACAGTGCTGGTGTTGTTAATGCCATGGATGCTTGGGGGCCCAACTACAGCATCAGTAGCATCAGTAGCACACCCAGTTGGTTCCAACAGGCCCTGCAGGCAAGTGGAGGCAGTATTGGCTTGAGGCCAGCCAATCCCAGGTCCCAAACTCCTGGAAAACCTGGTGAACCTGCACCCACCAACAGTGAACCGTTGAGATGGATTGGCACAGGTTATGAAGCAAATGGTGCTCCCAGATATAGAACCGAGCCAGTTACAAACTGGACATTCAAACCAGCCAATCAATACAGCATAAGTGACATAGGCTTGACAGATATCAAAAATTTCGAAGGTCTGAGAGGGCCTCGACCAGACAATCTCACAGGCAAACAATTTGAGAATGTGTGCGGGGGCAAATCCATGATTGGTCATGGACATGTTTTGACAGAATCAGAAATTACCAATGGCAAGGTTAGTATCGAAGGCACAGACGTCAGTATCAAGGACGTGTTGAGTGCAGAGAATGCTTTGAAACTTCTCAAGCAGGATATCAAGTCTGCAGAGGGTTGGGTCAAATCTGCATGTGGTGATGTGCCACTCACACAGCAACAATTTGATGCACTGGTGGATCTAGCCTGGAACATTGGTGAACAGAAATTCACCAACAGCAAACTAGTGAAATTTGTCAAAGAGAAAAATTACAACAATGCAACAACAGAATTCATCAAATGGTGTCAAGCATGCGGTGTGATCCGAGCTGATCTACAAAGTCGTAGAAAAGCCAATGCACTGCGCTGGTGTGGAATCATGAGACCAGAAACTCCGGTGCCTGTGAGCTCAATTGCAGCAGACGGAGACATCAGTCCTGTAACAGGCAGCGGCAGTGCGGCTGAAGCCATGGCCTGGTTCCAGAGTGCACAAGGTGGCAACTACAGCAAAGCACAGGCAGCTGGCATTGTGGGCAACCTCATCCAAGAAAGTGGATTGCGCCCTGGAATATCAGAAAAAGGTATCAATCCAGGCAATGTCAAGGCAGGTGCTGGGTTGGCACAATGGACCAGTTATGGTGGACGCAAAGAAAGAGTGGCTCAATATTTGAATGTGAGAGATGTGAGAGAGGCCAGTTTCCAACAACAACTTTCAGCAGTCACTTGGGAACTCAGCACAAGTGAAAGAGGGGCAGATAGAGCCTTGCGTGCCACAAATGATGTTGCACAGGCAACCACAGTGTTTTGTAATCTATATGAACGCCCACTGGCATCAGCAGCCAACATACCAGGTAGAATAGCAAATGCCAACAAATTACTCAGCCAGTAGCAATGGGGGATTGAAAGTGGTGATGGTAATATTTGCTGGTATAATAGATCTCACATTGGCTGCCAATCCCAACACAGGTTTGGCAGCCAAATTGATAAAGCTGCAAAACGTAAATGGAATATACTTGAGCAGCTCAGCTATTCCACCCAGCAATTTGCTGATAGCTTGAAAAAATGGTTTCACCAATTGCATCCACAATTCAAAAATAAGAGTGGGAATTCTGTTGAATAGGTCTTGCACTCCCTGAACTATCCTGCTGAAATCTATTTCAGGCAAGGTGAGATTCCAGTTGAATCCTGTAAACTTCAATAACTCGCCAATAGTCCAGGGAAAAGGCCAGGGTATCCTACTGAGTATTGCACCAAATGCTCGTGTGAGAATGTCCTTGAGGTTGAAATTCAATAATGCTGTGATGGCCAATTGCATGCGTTCCACAACACCAGTTGCCAGATTACTTACTCGAGTCCAAATAGCACCAAAAATTTCAGCAAAGCTGGGTACTGTGAACGTAGGCAACAAAGGGAATCCCAGTGCTTGCCAAATTTTTTCTATGGGTTTTGTGATTTTGGTGATGGCAGTCAAGGCAGTCCAGATTATGTTACTGAGGGCCTTTTGTATTTCACTGAAAATTCTATTGATGATATTCACAATGTTGAAGTCTGGCATTTTCAAGGTCAACTCACCTGTGAATTCCAGATTCCAGGGCAGTCCCAATGCTGCTTGTACACGTGCCAATTGTGCTTGGATTGCGGCAAAAATTCTAGCCCTGCCTTCAGCTGTGAACATATCAGTGAGATAAACACCTGACAGAAAAGGAATGGGAACTTTCAGCAAGTTTAAAATGAAACTCAATCCAGGAATTTTGCTGAGAATATCAATTAATTTTTCATGCAAATACAGTTTGAATTCATTCCATAATGCTCGCATTCTCAAATCAAACTCAAATTCAGGCAATTGTATTGTGGAGAACAATGGATCAGGCAAACTGAAATTCAATGCTCCCATGATTCTACGCAGGGTGCTCAATAAATTGTCAATGGCCTGTGCAATTTGCTGTTGTAACCCATCAGCAACACAATCAATAATTCCACCCAATTGAGCAGGAATGCTGCCCAGCCCTCTACCAAAATCGGTGAGGTTGCCCAGATTGCCCATTATGTCATCTGTGCATGAAAATGTGGGCAAATTTACATTGAGACTGACGTTGGCACATCTGGATAATAAATCACTCATGCCAATATTTAGAGTGTATCAAAAGCGCCAGGCAAAACTTGTGATCCATTTTTGCCTGCTTTCTGTACCAAGTGCCTGGCACTGTGAGCTTGTTTGCTAATGCTCATGTGGTTCTTGTGGAGATTTCTGCCACACTGCCCCAAACATGTTGCAATCAGCTTCGCGCAAAAATTCAAATTCAAATGTTTTAGTCTTCACGCGGAAGACCGCGAGAGCTGTATAATTCCAAGTGTACCGAAACTTACCCACATATTCTGAAAGCCATCTGAACATGTGCATGATCTGTGCTTGATCTGGTATTGTTAACACTAGCTTGTGAGGTAGAGTTTGATACATGTGATATCTCTAGGTTTGGTGTAAAATGAGCACTTGACTGAGGTAAGCTTGACTCATGAACCCCAAGCCAGCTGAAACATCACAGCATCATCCTGGCATTGAAAGAGTATGATCCCCGGGCACCAAAGGATATGTTGCCTCTAGAATGATAGTCAAGAATCCATTGGCGAATTGGTCGGTTCAACCATTCATCCTTATCGTCCAAGGGAGGCTATTCATGGAGCTCTACAGCAGCCTTCTCAATTATGGAATAGTGAGTGCTCCTGATTGGATGTCATTTCCCGTCAACCACAGCATCAATTACCTGACGCTTGGCCAAAATAAGGGCAGCCATTTCCTCCTCCACAGTTCCTTCCGCCACAAGCGTGTAAACCGTGACGTTATCCTGCTGACCAATGCGGTGGATACGATCACTGCACTGGTCAAATTCGGCAGGGCTCCACGGAAGTTGGAGGAACGCACAAGCCTTGGCGGCAGTGAGCGTGATACCAAAGCCACCGCTGGTGATGTTGATCACGATCACCTTCACGGTGGGATCGGTCTGGAAGTCCTCGGCAGCCTGGGCACGATCCTCAGGGCTGATGCCACCACGGATCATGCGCACACCCACACCAGCATCACGCACACGATCATGGATGGTGTTCACCATCAGCTGGTGATGGGCAAACACCACCAGCTTCTCGCCCTCTTCCACATAGTCCAGGATCCACTCCACGGCGTTGGCCAGCTTGGCGTAGGCAGCAATCTCGCGGCACTTGTTGATGGCCACGATGGCCTCATCGCTCTTGGCAGGGTTACCACCATAGCGCACCAGGGTTTCCATGCCCTGTTTCCAGTTACCGCTGTGGTCAAAGGCGTTGGCCACACTGTCATACTCTGCGCGGTCAAACTCCAGGGGCACTGTGACAAAGGTCTTGGGCGGCAGTTCCTTGAGCACATCCTCTTTGCGGCGGCGGATCATCACAGTGTCCAAGAGCAGCTTGTTGAGCTCATCCTGGTTGGTGCTGCCCGAGAAATCCCAGCCAAATCGTGTGCGCTGGCCATCGCAGTAGCGGGTGGCAAACTTCATGAAGTTGCTGAACTGGGGCACCCAGTCCGCAATCGTGCTCACTGTGGTCCACAGTTCCAAGGGTCTGTTGACAATGGGCGTGCCTGTCATGAACGTGACGCTGGGAACGCCCTTGTGCAGCACCCGGAAAACCCCCTTCTTGTTGGGCACAGGCTCCTTGCCCGTGACCAGACGCAGGATGGCCAGGGTGCGCTGGGCCTTGGCGTTCTTGATCTTGTGGCTTTCATCCACAGCCACATAGTCATACTGGATGTTTTCCAGCACTTGCAGGTTGCGCTTGACAATGTCATAATTGATCAGCGTGACATCAAACCCAGACTGGGGAGTCTTGCTGAAGCTCACATGCGGATACTGGCGCTTGAGCTGCTCCAGGCGCTGCTTGTTGGGCACAAAGCCCACCACCAGCACCTTGAGCTGAGTGCCCAGCATGCGGGTGATCTCGTTTCGCCAGTTGAGCAGCAGGGTCTTGGGCAGGATCACCAGCATGGGAAAGCGATGATTCTTGAAGGCATAGGCCATCACCTGGGCTGTCTTTCCGGTGCCAGGCTCATCACCAATCAGAGCAGTGCCGTTCCACTTCTCCAGGTGGGCAACACCAGCAGCCTGGTAGGGCTTGAGGGTGAAGGCAAAGTTGGCAATCTTGCTGACCTGAGGCAGCGTGCTCCAGTAATCCTGGACGCTGCTGGTGAGATCCAAGCCCAGGCTGTAGGCCAGCTTGGTGGCTTCACGCACGCGAGCAGGGGTCGCAGCAAATTCCAGCACATCTATCTCCTCGTTTCGTGTGGCCAGTATAGCAGGAAATCACCCTCTGTCAAGCCAAAAAAGTGTGGCATTTTTGCCACACTTTACAGTGCAGCCAGGGCAGCTTCAAACTGAGCCAAAATCTGGGGATCAGCATGGGCAATCACCAGCTTGCCAGCCTGCAGGTCCACACCAGGAGTGTGGCCCATGATCTCAGCCACCTTGCTGCTCTCAGCAGCCTCTGTGACGCCCATGAGCTTGTCCAGCACCCGGCGGTGGAAAACCACAAACCGTTCCTCGATGTCAAACTCCCAGGCCAGCGCCACGTTCATGATCAGCACAATGCTGGATTCATTCACAGGCACACTCCAGGTCTTGGAGCCAGCATCCCAGCCTGCCCAGAACTTCTTGCCCTTGTGCTCGCCACGGATGGCTTTGATGGCGTCCACCAGCTCACGGTTGAAGCTGAAGCTGAAAACCGCAGTTTGATCCTTGCTGGTGAGCTTGCGGTCAGCCTGAGCTGCCTTGCCCTCCAGCGGAGCAGGAGTTCCCAAGGGCTGCTGAGCGAACACAGGGGCACAGAGCCACTCCTGGATCACAGCATCGCCACCCAGTTGCTTGCGGTATTTGTTGATCAGCTTGAGAGCTGCCGCCGCCTGCTTTTCGCTCCAGGCGCGGCCCTGCTGGGCACGCTGGGCCAGGCTGTGGCCAAAGTTGGTGTCCATCTTGCTGAAGCCAGCACCATCCCAGGTGCTGGCCCCGTTGCACACGCCAGCCAACTGGAGAATCATGCGCTCGGCAGTGATACCCTGAGGATTCACACTATAGTTGTTCACCCAACCCTCCTCAATTTCTGATGCCAATATAGCACAGTCAGAGCTATTGTCAACCACTTTTTTCAGAAACTTTGGATAGCATTTTCAAGGCGCTGCGCCTCCTTGAGAGCTGTGGAGACGTTGGGATAACGCTTGTGCTTGAGGGCCACATACCCACGAAGGTAGTTGATATCCAAGGCCCAGCCACGACGTTCACAGATATCAATCAGCATGTCTTCCGTGGTCATATTACAGGCTCCTGTTTGATTGCCTTTACCCACACATGATAGCACAAGCTGGCTGGGTGTCAAGCTATTTTTTAACTAACAGGCCGCCAACAGGGGATGGGCATGCCAAACAGGCTGTAGAATATGGCCTGCCTTACCAGCAAACCGTTGCCTGTTTGTTCAAAATATTTGCTGCGGGGATCTGCATCCAGGCATGTGGGCAATTCATCCACTCTGGGTAAGGGATGCATGAGAATCATATCTGGCCTGGCCAGTTGCATGAGCTCCAGGCTGATGCCATAGTTGTTGATCTGTTGCAAGAGAGTCACATCCTGGATGCGCTCTTTTTGTACTCTGGTCATATACACCACATCAACATCCTGGATGCAGCCATGGAGATCTCTGTGCCACACATCCTTGGTTTGGGTAAGCTCTTGGGGCATTAGAAATCCAGGTGGGCACACAAGATGGATCTGCACATCATACATGCGCAACAGCTTGAGCAAACTGTGAACAGTTCTGCCATGCTTGAGATCTCCCACCAGTGCAATGCTCAAGGGTTGATCAAGAGATTTGTGTTTGTGGATGGTGTAGAGATCCAACAGAGCTTGTGTGGGATGCTCTCCCACACCATCACCACCGTTGATGATGGGCACCTTGCTCACGCGGGCTGCTCTGGCTGCACTGCCTTTTTCTGGATGACGCAAAACTATCACGTCACTGTATTGCGCCATGACTTGTATGGTGTCTTCCAGAGTTTCACCCTTGCTGACACTGCTGAAACTCACATCATTGATGGAGATGACACTGCCACCCAGTCTAGCCATGGCGCTGTGGAAACTGCTGCTGGTTCTGGTGCTGGGTTCATAAAACAAATTTGTGAGCACACTGCTGCTGGCAACTGTGTATGTGCCTCTGGGTGCAGTTTCAATTTTTTCTGTGAGTGCAAACAGATCAGCAATGCTTTGTATGTCAAATTGGTCCACGCTCAGCAAATGACTCATGTGCTATTCCTTTTCCCAGGGAAACACTAGCCAGCAGGGATGTGTGCTCTTGTTGATGTGGTGTGCTGCAAAATCCACTGAACTCATGCTGGTTTGATTGTTCACCAATGTGGCCAATTTGATATGATCACTATCACCCAGGTGTTGTCTGATTTCTCTAATGGTGTCACCTGTGTCATTGATATCATCCACAACCAACACATTGTAGCCAATGGTTGCCCAGTTGGTAATCTTGCTGGTGTTGGCATGATTGTGAATTTTGTGGTCGCGCAAGCTGATGTTGATGCTGTCCATTTCCAAATCAAAATGATGACTCAGCAAAACAGCAGGAATCAATCCGCCACGAGCCACCCCCACAATGATCTTGGGGTGCCAACCACTGGTGTTAATCTGATCAGCCAGAGTTTGTATGTGTTGATCAATCTGTTGCCAGGAATAATATATCTTGTTCATGATGTGAGCATGCTGCATAAAACCACTACTGTCAAATAGGTACCCTCACTGGCACACCCCATCTCATGCCAATCATAGGCTCATATACACTGAGTTTCAATGCCACATACCCTCCGTGTATCAACACTTCATAAGTTTTGGTGAGAGCAACATGTAGATTACGATCTGTTGGTTTGTAGTTCTCTACAAATTTGTCCAGGTCCAAGTATGTTTTCCAATCCCAAAATTTCTCAGGCACATGTCCCTTGAGCATGCTGTGACTGAGGTTGGACAGCGTTCTGAAAACCCGTTCGTCTGATGTATTCAACACCATTTCTGCTGCCAGCCGCACAGCATCATCAGGATGTGATTGTTCCAGATCTCGCAAGACATCTTTGAATTCATCAATCTTGTGCAGGTTGGCCCAACGCAAGGCCTCTCTGCTGTCCAAAACAATGTCGGGTTCGCTTGTATAACTGAACACGTGGGCACCATCAATGGGAAAAATCACATAGGTTTGGCCAAAAAATTTGGTCATCTGTGATCTACTTGTGGTGAAAATACTGTTGTGTCTCTGTGCCTGTATGCCCAACAAGCTTAACATATAATCAAATTGTTGGCTGTAATAGGGATCGCTGTCCTTGGGTTTGCGATACTGCATGCTGTTGCCCACAAATGCTGGATAATCAGCGTTTCGTAGGCCTCTGTACAACCATTTTTGAGCACGCTGTACCTCTATTATGTATTTGGCACAGTGCCTGTCAATGAGGGCCAATACTTGTGTGGGGTCCTCCACTTGTAATTGGCTACCTGGAGTTGGAACTTGTATTTCATCTATTTTCATAATATCAACCCGGTTGTTGGGAGTAATCAATACCCCATAGTTTTTCTATCCATCTACCAAAAATTGCACCCTTGAGTGCAATGTAGGATCCACTAATGAGTATTTCCACTCCCTTGTGCATGGCCAAGTCCAATTGTTGTGCCATGGGGCTATAGTTGGCAATAAATTCACTCATGCTGCTGAGAGCTTGCTCTCGATCTTTATCCAAAACAATATCTTTTTGTTTAGTATATGTGTAGTGAAATTGATTGTTTTTGGGAAAAATCAAATAAATGTCACCATACATATCAGCTTGATCCAGATCAGTGCTGACAAATATGCTGTTGCTGCGCAAAGCCTTGAAGTTCAGTTCACGCAGATAATCATCAAATTTTGCTGTGAGTTCAGGATCACTGTCCTTGGGTTTTCTATTTGTTTTGGTAACACCACTGAAGGCTGCGCCTCTATCTGTCATGCCACTCAGCAAAAATTTTTGCGTTTTTTTGTTGAGGCCAAGTATTGTGCTGCACTCTTGTTCAATTGTTTTGAGTATTTCTCCAGCTTTGGGTGGTTGTTGTTTCAGGATTTTGTGCATGGTAGCGTATACATGAGCCAACTGTTGATTGAGATCATGCATCTGTGTATTCAATTTGGTTTTGTCTGGACTATTTTTGTCAGCCCAAAACCAATCATTTGCAACTTTGGCATATTCTGCTTGGAGTCTAACCTTTTCTTTTTCCAGGTCATCCAACTCAGTTTGAATTTTGGTTTTATACTCTGTATTTGAAAGTTGGATCTCGTTTATTCTCATGATGTTCTCTAGGATACCAGATCATATTTACAAATGTTTATCCCAGCTGATTATAGGTAGGGTAAATATTGTCACAATGGCAAATTCAGCAAGCAACAGGGTGTTTGTGGGCTACAGCAGCGTAGACACCAGTATCAAGCAAACACAATACACAGATCTGGACCTGATCAAAAGAGATTTGATCAATCATTTTTATACCAGAAAAGGTGAACGTGTGATGATGCCCACTTTTGGAAGTATAATCTGGGATATGATTTTTGAACCCATGACTGCTGACAATGTGACCCTTATTGTGGATGACAGCACAAACATTGTGCAACAGGACACTAGAGTGAATCTGCAAAGCATCAATTTGGTGGAATATGATCATGGCATTCAACTGCAAATGAACATATACTACCAGCCCCTGGATATAGTAGAGGCATTCAGCCTGGATTTTGACCGTAGAACTGTGGAAGCCACCTCATCATGAGCCAATCACTGAGACAAACCAACCTTGAGAACTAAATAGGTGTGTGTCAGGAGGGTTGCGCCCCTCCTGACACCTAAACGCTCAATGGAGGAGCATCTAGCCTATGAAATTATTTATCAGTGTAGGATTGCCTGTTGACAATCCTTTTATAGTCAACAAATATACATATTGGTACTATGCCATTATATCTTCAGCCTGTTCAAGGCACAATATAGAAGGATATAAAGAGCAACATCATATCATACCCGATTGTTTTTTTATCAACAATAGAAGTAAAGGATCTAGACCAGGCTGGCTTCCTGGTGATTCAAACGATTCAAGCAATTTGGTACAGCTAACATCAAAGGAACATTTTATCTGTCATTGGCTTTTGACAAAAATGGTAACTGGACAAGCCTATTACAAAATGGAAAGAGCTTTGTGGATGTTGAGCTATGCCTCCTATGGAAGACCTCGCATTTGTAGTTCTGCACATTATTCAAGAGCTAAACTTGCAGCAATCCTACACAAATTACATAAACCATCTCCTAAAAAAAATAAAAAATATGGTAAACAAAAAAATCCATATCAAGGACCACGGAACACTCCCAATTTAGGCAAATCTATACCAATGGAAACGAGAGAAAAAATAAGTAATAGCCTCAAAGGCCGTGTATCGCCTCGCAAAGGAAAAGTGGGAGAGCCCTCACCTAAAAGAGGGAAAGATTATGGTAAACAATCAAACCCTGCACCAAAAATAAAATGCCCTACTTGCCCCAAATTGATTAGCAGCAATAATTTAAACAGGCATATGCTGAAATGCAATATTGAATAATCTAGCAACTTAAAACCGTTGATAAATAATCAATCAGTTGGGATATATTCATGAGTCAAAGTATTCGTCAGACTAATTTATTTTTGGGGCAGGATTGGACAGTAATTTACAACGCAATGAGTGCCATCAATTTTGCCGCATATGATTATGACACCATTCGTCAAGCCTTGATTGATTATATCAGAGTCAACTATCCAGAAGATTTCAATGACTGGATCAGCAGCAGTGAATTTGTGGCCATTATTGAAATGCTGGCTTATCTGGGAGGCAACCTGGCCTTTAGGGTGGATCTCAACACCCGAGAGAATTTCCTCACAACTGCACAGAGGCGTGAAAGCCTCATGCGCCTGGCAAGGTTCCTCAGCTACAACCCCAGAAGATGTTTGGCTGGACAAGGCTTGCTCAAGCTCACTCAGGTGAGAACAGATCAAACCATATATGACAGCAATGGCACCAACCTGCAAAACCTCACCATCAACTGGAATGACACCACCAATCCAGACTGGTATGAACAGTTTATTCTTGTTTTGAATGCAGCATTCCAGCCCAGCAATCCTTTTGGCCAGCCTGTGAAAAATGGCTCAGTGGGCAGCATCATTGCAGCCAGATATGACTTCAACAACACCACCAGCAACAATCTAGCGTATGCCTACAATGCCACTGTGAGTGGCACAAGAATGAATTTTGAGTTTGTGAATCCAGACTTTGAACCCGCAACTGGTGGCAGCATCAACACGGGCAGCAGTGGCTACTACAAAGAAAAAGCCCCCAATGTGTTCAACAGTTGGAGCATGATTTACAGGAATGATGGCAATGGCAACAGCAGCACCAACACTGGATTCTTTGCCATGTTCAAACAAGGCACACTTGCATATACAGATTATTTGCTGGACACACCAGTGCCCAACAGAGTTATCGACATTGCAGCCACCAACGTAAACCAAAATGATGTGTGGGTGCAAACAGTGGATGACACAGGCATCCCCCTGTTAGATTGGACCAAAGTTCCTGCAATTTTCAACAGCAATCTGGTTTACAATGATCTGGACCGACTGACCAGAAATATCTATCAGGTTGTCACAAGAGACGTCAATGGTGTGGACAGCATCAGTATTAGATTTGGTGATGGTAATTTTGGAAATGTGCCCACAGGCAGAATAAGAGTTTACTATCGCACCAGCAACAATCTCACATACACTGTGCAACCTCAGGACATGAGTTTCCAGAATCTCACACTGGGGTATCAGAGTCAGCTCAACACCATCAACAACCTCACCATGCAATACAGCTTGCAATATCCTGTTGCCAACAGCCTCAGTAGAGAAAGCAGCGATAGTATTAGAGAACGTGCGCCAGCTGTGTATTATGCACAAAATCGCATGGTGAACGGAGAAGATTACAACGTATTTCCCCTGCAAAACAGCCAAGCCCTCAAAATCAAGGCAGTGAACAGAGTCTACAGTGGACAGAGCAGATTCCTTGACATAAATGATCCCACCAGCCAATACAGCAATGTCAAAGTATTCAGCGATGATGGGATCCTGTATCAGGAATATACACCTGTCTACAAAGAAGTTTTTGCCACCAGCAATCTCAACACCAATCAGTTCATAGAAAGTGTGGTGCAACCTTTGCTGTCAGGCAGCACTGACACTGACAATGTGAATATAGGATTGAGAGATTTCTATCTGGAAAATTATCCTTACTTTCCTGGCGGTGGACTTTATTGGCAACCCACTGGTGGCAGTGTTCCCAATGCTGCCCAGGGCCAATTTGTGTACACTAATTCCAACAGCACTGCTACTCCCACGCAAATATTTTTACCAGACAAGGAAAAAGGCTTGGTGACTGGCAGCATGGTGAAATTTACCAGAGAAGGTTGGGTAAATGTGGTGAACCAGGGCAGCAGCGAATTGGGCATCTACAGCACAATCTTGAGTAGACCTGTTAGCGAATATCTCACTGACACAGGAACTGTGAAAAACCTTGTGCAGCAAATTATGCCTCCTATTAGAGTTACTTTGACCGAACAGGAAAAGGCCAGCATTTCCAATGCTGTGCAAGCCAAAAGAAATTTTGGCTTGCGTTATGACAACAGTGCCCAAACGTGGATTGTACTCAATGCACAAGACGTGGCCATCAATGCTGCATTCAGTTTGGACAATGCTGGTGATGTTAGCAAAACAAACATTGATGCCAGTTGGTTGGTGCAGTTTGTATATTTGGCCAATTTTGGTTGGCAAATCACAATGAGAGCACTCAATTATTATTTTGAGAGTGTGAGAGATGTGCAATTTTATTTTGTGAATACACAAAAA